ACCCTGACAGGGATCAGCCTTGGGCTGATGAAGAAGAAGGTAAAATTGGTGAAGAACGTTTTCGTCGTGAACACTTAAATGAATTTATTGCTTATGATGAAACATTGATTAGCAGTCTAAAACTAGCAATGATGGAAAGCAAAGACATACACAGACGTACAGGACAAGTACGTTGGTATAAAAATATTGTTAAAGGCAGAACATACATTGCTGGACTAGATCCAAGTCTTGGCACTGGCGGTGACAATTCTGCTATACAAATATATGAACTACCAGGCATGCGTCAAGTAGCAGAATGGATGCACAACAAGACACCCATCACTGATCAGATACGTATACTAAGACAAATGTTATTAGAAATACAAGAAGCAGCACCTGAGAGTGAAATATATTGGAGTGTTGAAAACAACACACTAGGCGAAGCGGCATTGGTAGTAATTGCAGAACTAGGCGAAGATAATATTCCGGGTACATTGATTAGTCAACCTCGCAGTGCAAACAGAGGCTTTAGAAAAGGTTTTACTACCACAAACAAAAGCAAGTTAGCCGCATGTAGTAAACTTAAGACTTGGGTTGAAACAGACAAAATGGAAATTGCAAGTAGTGCGCTATTAAAAGAAATCAAAACATTTATTGCCAGAGGCAGTAGTTTTAGTGCCAAAGACGGCGAAACAGATGATCTAGTAATGGCATGTGTGCTGGTAGTACGTATTGCTCAACAAGTAGCGCAGTATGATGAAAGCGCATATGATGAATTAAAAGATAGTTTTAGTGACGACGAGGCTGTGGATCCTATGCCTTTTGTGTTTCTAACATAAATATAATAAAGGAATTGATATGATTAGCAGCGATAAAGTATCTGAAAAAATGTTTAAGATTCTCAAAGGCAACGGACATAATTTGAAGTTGTTTACAGATGAGGGCGAGCATACTGTTGATCCTAACAGTGCAAGAAGATTTTATATTCAAGATCTAGGCACTATGATCAATCTTGACGAAACTGATAGTACAAGAGAAATACGTGTAAGTGTTAATCAAAACACTGACATCGATCAATTCAGAAGTACACTAGAACAATTAAAAAATCTAGCAAATCAAAGTGTAATAGAATATACATTAAAAAGTTTTACAAAACACATTGAACCAAAAGACCAAGATTACCAAGCGCAAAAGGTGAGAGACATGAAAATTGAAGAAGGTATTAGTGCAGCATACGGAACTAGCAAGAGCAGTTATCAAAAGTTAGAAAGTGCTAAACTTATTATTAAACACACAAAACCAGTGAACGAAGAATCACGTGGAAGTAGAAGCAGAAACATCAGTGCAATTTATATTGAGAATGCAGAAGGTGAACGTTTCAAAATGCCAACAAACAATTTAGCAGGCGGCAGAGCAATGCTACGTCATGTTAAAGAAGGCGGCAACCCACATGATCCATTTGGACAACATATTCAAGAACAAACTGTAGAACTTAAAAAACTTAAAGAGTTTGCCAACTACAGTAAGCGCAATGGTTTGGTAAACGAAGATACAGCAGATATTGTAGAAGCAGTCTCTCAGCGTATTGCTAGTATCAGAGAAGGAATTAACAAACTTAAAGGGTGTAAGTGTTACAACGAAACCAAAGACAAGTTTGAAGCAAAAGAAGTTAAGATCAATGAAACAGATCGTACAAAACTTCGTAACCAGTTTACAGTACGCACATTTGACGAAAGTCTAGATGATGCGCTACCGTATGTGAATGCATTAGTTAAAGAGATGAAATCTATCAAAGAACGTGATGCATTTGCAAAAGAGACACTGAATAGCCTAGCTAATTCTATCCTAGGAATGGATACTGTTAGACTACGTAAAGGTGTTGATATCAAGAATGATCCTGAAAATCCAATGGTAAGCAAGAGACTTGTTGGAGATCCAATCCAACAACAACTTGGTGCAATTGCACAATATCTAAGTGGCGTCATTGATGGCGGCAAAGATCAGGATCAATTAAGTGTATTACTTGCAAGATTCAATGATGAGGTTGACAATATTAAAGATGGTGCTATGTTAAAACAAGCAATAAGTGCTATTAAAACATTGATGCCTAAGTTGAAAACATCAGCAAGTGAAACAACCCGTGTACCCAGTGAGAACTATGAACAAACATTTGAAGGCGCATTTACAAAATACGATTTCGATAAACTTTTTAGTTGACAACCTCACAAAATACACATATAATAGTGATTACATAAGTGGTCACAAAGGCATACTTAGGCATAAACATAGGCAAAATATAGGAGAAATACTATGGCAACATTGGCAGAAATTCGTGCAAAATTACAACAACAAGAAAACCGCGGAGGCGGATCTAGCTCAGGTGGCGATAACGCTATCTTCCCATTTTGGAATATCCCAGAAAATTCAACAAGTGTAATTCGTTTCTTACCAGACGGTGATTCGAGTAATACTTACTTTTGGCGTGAGCGTCAAATGATTCGTTTAGGATTTTCAGGTGTAAAAGGCGACCCAAACAGTCGTGCAGTTACAGTGAACGTTCCGTGTAACGAAATGTGGGGTCCGGTAGGAAGTTGCCCAGTACTCGCAGAAGTACGCAACTGGTTTAAAGATCCTAACTTAGAAGACATGGGTCGTAAGTATTGGAAAAAGCGTAGTTACGTATTCCAAGGCTTTGTAGCTGAAAACAGTTTACAAGAAGATACTACTCCTGACAATCCAATTCGTAGGTTTATTATCAATCCAAGTATCTTTAACATCATTAAAGGTGCATTGATGGACAGTGATTTCACTGAACTTCCAACAGATATTGAACAAGGTACTGATTTCCGTCTAACAAAGACAACTAAAGGTCAGTATGCAGACTATTCAACGTCTAGCTGGAGCCGTAGAGAGCGTAGTTTAGACAGCAACGAACGTGCAGCAATTGACACACATGGGTTGTTTAATCTAAATGATTTTCTTCCTAAACAGCCAACTGAAGCTGAATTGACTGCAATTGGTCAAATGTTTGAAGCAAGCGTTGATGGTCAACTGTATGATCCAGAATTGTTCGGTAACTTTTATCGTCCAGCTGGTGTACAAATTGACACTGCTAACAGTGCGCCAAACAATTCAGCGGCCAAACCTGCGGCACAAAGTGTTCCGCAACCTACTCCCGCACCTGCACCAGTAGCAGAAGCGGCACCTACTCCAGTTACTCCTCCTGTACAACAGGAAGCAGTAGCGGCGGCAGTAGCGGCAACAGCACCAGCAGGAGATGATGGTGGTGAAAAGCCAAGTGCGCAAGACATTTTGGCAGCGATTCGTAATCGCGGAGCATAATCAAAACATCTAACACAGTAGGCGGCAATAGTCGCCTACATTATATTCTTGGAGAAATTAATGGCAAAGCCTTTTGACGTAAGTAAATTCCGCAAAAGTATTACCAAAGCGGTGCCCGGACTAAGTGTTGGGTTTAATGATCCGGACACATGGATCAGTACAGGTAATTACACACTAAACAAACTAATCAGTGGAGAATTTGAAAAAGGTATTCCACTAGGTAAAGTAACAGTACTCGCAGGTGAATCGGGTGCAGGCAAAAGTTATATTGCGGCAGGTAATGTAATCAAGTCAGCACAAGAGCAAGGTATCTTTGTAGTACTAATTGACAGTGAAAATGCACTAGATGAAAAATGGTTGCATGCACTAGACGTTGATACAGCAGAAGATAAACTACTCAAACTTAATATGAGTATGATCGATGATGTTGCTAGAACTATCAGTGACTTTATGAAAGACTACAAATCAGAATACACAGACAAAGATCATGAAGATCGTCCTAAGGTATTGTTTGTAGTTGATTCGTTGGGTATGCTACTAACACCAACTGATGTTGATCAGTTCCAAAAAGGTGATATGAAAGGTGATATGGGTCGTAAGCCCAAAGCACTAACATCGCTTGTTAGAAACACAGTTAACATGTTTGGTGAATTTAACGTAGGACTACTAGCAACTAACCATACATATGCATCACAAGATATGTTTGACCCGGATGATAAAATCTCAGGTGGTCAAGGCTTTATCTATGCAAGTAGTATTGTTATTGCTATGCGTAAACTCAAACTAAAAGTAGACGCAGATGGTAACAAAACATCACAAGTACATGGTATTCGAGCGGCGTGTAAGGTAATGAAAACACGTTATGCTAAACCCTTTGAAAGTGTACAAGTAGAAATTCCATATGAGACAGGAATGAGTCCATATAGTGGACTTGTTGAATTCTTTGAAGCAAAAGAGATTCTAAAGAAGAGTGGTAACAGTTTAGAATATACTAGCCCTAAAACAGGTGAAGTAATTAAAATGTTCCGCAAACCTTGGAATGCTAACAAAGATAATGCTTTGGATCTTATTATGAGCGAATGGGACGATGATGTCGTAGACGCTGTAGAAGACCTTCCGGAGGTAAATATCGACGATGAACAAGACGTCTTACCCAAGGAAGAATTAACCAATGAAAATGAATGACAGTGAGATAGCCGCATACGTTGATATGTGGCTGTCTATGAAACCTTATATTAGTGCCAAAGACAAAGAAATTGCATGTGAAAAGTTCTTAACTGTGATCAACGAAAATATCTGCGATCTAAATGAAGTATGCGATGAATGGTTTGGTTACGACTCAACACTTGACAGAGTGCTCAGAGATTGTTATTATGAAGATGCATATGATGATATTGATGAGGACTCGGATGAATACGATGATTGGTAAATGAGCTGGTATAGTAAAGTAAAGAAAAATATAGCTAATATTGTTCCTGCGATTGATTACTTCGAACAGCAACTAGATGAAGCAAGATTAGATTGTGGACTCAAAGGTAATGTAGAAAAACACTCACGTGACATGCCTGGAATAGTTGAGTATCGTTTTAATCAATTACAGGAACTAGAAGCTATACTTGAACATCTTAATATTGAGATGCGCAAAATACGCAACAAACATTATAGAAAATATCTAGAAGGATATAACAAAGCACTTAGTAGTCGAGATGCTGAAAAGTATGCTGACAGCGAAAGTGAAGTTATTGACCAACAGCATATTATTAATGAAGTAGCATTGATTCGTAATAAGTTTATGGGATTAATTAAAGCTATTGATGCCAAACAGTTTCAGATTAATAACATTGTAAAACTAAGAGCTGCAGGATTAGAGGACGTGAGTTTATGAGAATAGTATTTTGTTTACCGGGTAATAGCTATAGTGGTATATTTTTACAATCATTTACAGGTGTATGGACTTGGTGCTTACAAAATGGACACCAACCCATACTAAGTCAACAACACAGTAGTATGGTAAATTTTGCTCGTTGTAAAGTAGCAGGTGCAGATGTATCTAAAGGTATGTATCAAAAGCCATTCAATGGTATAGAATATGATTATATGATGTGGATCGACAGCGATCAAGTATTCACAGTAGAACATTTTACTAAACTACTAAGCATGGATTGTGATGTTGCTAGTGGATGGTATAGTCAACCTCACGGATTTACGCCAGTTGTAGAAAACTTAGATGACGAGTATTTTAACAAACACGGACATTATCAATTCATAAAAGAAGAAGAAATGTTAGAACGTAAGTTTGCTTTTAAAGCAGATTATATTGGATTTGGTTGGGTGTTGGTTAAGCAAGGTGTATTTGAACGTATGGAATATCCGTGGTTTGCACCTAAAAAGTTACAAGTACCACAGGGTTATGAAATGTGTAGTGAAGATGTTGCTTGGTGTTTGGATGCAAAACAACTGGACATAGACATATATGTAGATCCACAAATACGTGTAGGACACGAAAAAACACAAATAATTTAAAAAAAGACTTGACAGTAAGACTTCTTGGTGCTATATTATATGTATAGTTAGAAGCAAAGAAGGAATACACGATGTTTAGAATCCCTAGTTTTTATCAAAACACAGTAGATTTTACTAGTGCTTGGAACACAATCACAAACTTTGGTCGTGGTGATGCACTTGAAGGTATGAATGCTATGCAACGTGTATGGGATGAACATGCGAGTGGTAGTGACCGCTTTGAAGAAGATGATGACTTTTATGAGTGGTATGAAGCTGAAGTGAATGCTTATAATGTAGTGTTCGAAAATATGGGAAAACTGTTTGGAGAGGTAGCATAATGTATAATATGGAAACTGCACTAGTTGACTATATCAACGCTCAACGCAAGGAAGCTGAAGAGTTTTCAAAGCAACCTGGTTGTTGGATGGGCATGATGCCTGCGGCAACTGAAACTGAGTATTGGAGTGATCGTGTTCCTTCGGGTACTCTTAAAGAATATAACCGTATTCAACTAGAAGAAGATGCGTACTATATTACTGCTGATTATGTCAGTAAAGGTTATGCACGTTCCTTAGACTTTGCTAATTGGAGCGATAGTGCTATTGAACGGCATATCGAAAATATTTGTAGAGAAAAGGAGGCTGCGTAATGTCGTCTTTACCTGTAGATGTTGAAGCAAAACTTTCAACTAAATTGCCACTATACGATGAAATACATGGCGGACCCTATGATAGGGGCGGTGCTGATAGTTACTATGGACGAAGCTTTGATCCTCACTATTGGCCCGAAGGTACACAAAAAGGTACTCGTATCGAAATGAAAGATATGACACCCGAGCAAATCACTGCTTATACTGCTGGCTATCGTGATAACGAAGATGCAGGTACATTCAAAGAATGGTAAAAAAAGATTAAAAAAGACGTCTTTTTTTCTTGACAACAAGACGTCTTACTGCTATATTATTATTGTAAGTTAAACAAACGAAGAGGACTTCGAAAATGGCATATGTATCCCAAAAGATGAAAAAAGAACTAGCACCAGCAATTAAAGATGTATTAAAAAAATACAAAATGAAAGCTAGTATTGCTGTTCGTAATCATTCAACACTTGCTGTGAATATTAAAGCAGGCGCTCTTGATTTTAGCGATAGTTTTACACACGGCGACGGATACTGTCAAGTTAACGAATACTGGATTGATAGCCACTATGATGGCGTCAAGCGTGACTTTCTAAATGAGCTGTTAGCGGCTATGAAAGGTCCTAAGTATTTTAACGACGATGACGCAATGTCTGATTACTTCAGTCGCAGTCACTACACTGACATCAATGTTGGTCAATGGAACAAGCCTTACGAACTAGTAGCGTAAGAAAGGATTTAAACTGCCCTTAGCTCAGCTGGATAGAGCAAGTGCCTTCTAAGCACTAGGTCAGAGGTTCGAATCCTCTAGGGCAGGCCAATAACGCTCGCATGATGGAATGGTAGACATAACAGACTTAAAATCTGTGGCCATATGGCGTCCCGGTTCGAGTCCGGGTGCGAGTACCAAAACAGCGCCTGTAGCTTAACGGTTAAAGCCCCCCGCTCATAACGGGTCGACTGTAGGTTCGAATCCTACCGGGCGCACCATAAATAATGAAACAATAAACGAATAAGTAAAATGTACAAAGTAACAGCATATTTCAAAGATAAGAAAATAGTTCGTAAGTTCTATGATCTATACGATGCAATTGATTATCGAGATACTGTTGACGCACATTATCCCTTAAAGGTAACATTTGAAAAAGGAAAAGATATGAGAGAATGGGTATTTAATTGCTGGAATGTAGTAATGGACCATAAACGAAATCCACTAAGCAACATTCCGGACTTCAGCACACGACATATGATCATGCAAGTATTGGCATGGATGTGGTGTATTGTATTTGCTATCATTGTAGGTAGCATGTGGGCAGGAGTGTTTAGTATGATGCTACACACACTATTGCTAGGAGCTATTGCAGTAACAGTAGCAACATTTGAAACAGCCAAACGTAATCCAAATGCGTTCCGTAGAGACAACGGAATCAATTCACGTGGTTACGGCGGCGAACACGAATAATGTATTATGTAATGAATCTTAAAACTGGAAGTATCATAGATACCTATGATAGTTTGCTAGAAGCAAATGAACTTGTTAACAAACACCCAGAATGGACGATTATGATAAAATATAATGAAAGGAATGTAAAATGAGTATGAGTGCTCAATTAGTTAAAGCCGCACGTATGCATGCTGAAGGCGAGCTAGAACGTGCTAAAACAAATATTTTAGTTTATATGAATCAAAGTGTTGGTATTGGCGAACACAGTGATATTGTAGAAGCAATCCAAGAAGAACTGGATAAAATGGCTGCATCGGAAGATCGCATTGAAATGTTAAACAAACATTTCTCATAATAAAAACGCTCCTATAGCTCAGCTGGTAGAGCAATTGATTTGTAATCAATAGGTCCGCGGTTCGAGTCCGTGTGGGAGCACCACTTAGCCCTGGTGGTGAAATGGTAGACACGCAGGTTTTAGGTACCTGTGCTTTACGGCGTGAGAGTTCGAGTCTCTCCCAGGGCACCATAATGGAACGTAGCATAATGGTAATGCATCGCTTTTTGGTAGCGCAGAGTATAGGTTCGAGTCC